GTGGAATTAGCGGGCCCGGTCCCAGTGGGGGCCCAGCTCCCGGTAAATGATCATGGCTCCGCCGGGCCCCTCCCCCCAGGAGAGAGAGTCCCTCTCCGCCGCGTTTGACAGAGCTCAACTGCGGTCCGAAGAGTTTGGACGACTGGGACGAGTACTCTTCGGAATACTCAAATCAAATGTAAATAGTTTGTGGTTCCTTGTAAATATTCCCTTCCCTCAGCAGTTGGCTAAACTCGAGTTACACTCGTACCAGCTTTCTGCCGCGTCCCCCTTGTTGTCAGCTGCTGTCTCTTTGCTCTTGTTCGATTACCCTTTACAGCTGACTGAAAATGCCGCGCTAACGCAGGCTCTTTTAAACGCTACCTTTCCCGGTATGCATGAGCTTGCCCGCCCGCGGGTACAAAAAATCTTGAAAAATACTACAAACCCTACATCTTACGGGGCTTACGCATGGCGCCTCTGTAAGGACAAAGCGCTCCGGGACGCCGCTTACCCTCTTAAGCCGCACCCCGGGGCGAAAACAAAACCGATGGTCCGGTTTGGTCCATTACTCAGATCGCTGATCACAATTGTCGGGTCTGACGAAGCGGGCAGGTGGGTCGCGATGATGGAACCTGGCACCCCACGGGACGTGGTGGCGAGCCATATCATCTACTCATTTGCGTTGCGACCTCACCTTTCCGCAGCTGCCCCCATCGTATCAGCCTCCTGCATCCTGGACCCCAAGTCCGCCAAAGGCCTCTCCAACGCTCTCAAAGCGTTGGGGTTGAACGCCACCCCCTTTGGCGCCTGTCTCACCGAGACTCAGGTGCTGCAGGGCAGACTGACAGGTGCTGTGGATTGGGACGACGAGATGGCTAAGCGTACGGACGCTGACGTCGTTGCGAATATCGTGGTTAAGTGCTCAGCGGAAGAGCTGCGCCCCCACGTAAGGGCAGTCCTAGACGACGAGCTGCCCAAGGGCTTCACCCTCCCGGAGCTGGACGATTTCTGGACTTCGCGCTGGTCGTGGTGTGTCAATGGTTCGCACACGACTGAGTCGTCCAGGTTGTTGGACATCCCGCGTGATGCAATGCCTGAGTTCCCCAGGCTTTACCGGCGCATGGCCAGTGAATGGTTGGAGGACGAGCCAATCTCGACCTGGGACGGTACTACCTCTGTATCCGCCTCGGAGAAGTTGGAGCACGGCAAGACGCGCGCTATTTACGCGTGTGACACCCGATCCTACTTCGCGTGGTCGTGGCCGCTCAACGCGGTGCAGAAAGCGTGGAAGAACCGCCGTGTCCTGCTCGATCCGGGAAGAGGCGGCATGTCTGCCATCGGATCGAAAATCGGGCTGAGCAAACGCACGCCCGGGGTCAACCTCATGCTTGACTTCGACGACTTCAACTCCCACCACTCCACTGAGATTATGCAGATGGTTACGGAGGAGTTAATGTCCCGCTCAAACTCACCGCCCTGGCTGGTTGAGACGCTCGTTGCGTCGCTAGACCGCGAGTACATCAAACGTGGTAAAGATAAGCTCCACGTCAAGGGTACGTTGATGTCTGGGCACAGAGGGACAACGTTCTTCAACTCCGTACTCAATGCCGCGCTGATCCGGAAGTCTGCAGGGGCTGACCTGTATGATAGGATTTACTCGTTACACACCGGGGACGACGTATACGCGCGAGTACCGTCCTTCACGGATGTTGAGACGATTCTCCGCGGGGCGGAGAGCATTGGCTGTCGGCTCAACCCGACTAAGCAGTCCATCGGCTTTAAACATGCCGAGTTCCTGCGATGTGCCTTCAGCGGAGAGGGGGGATATGGTTACGTGGCCAGATCAGTGGCCACGTGTGTTAGCGGATCGTGGACCAACACCGATCCGCTCGGCGTTCGTGAGTCACTCACGAACGCCATCGCCGTCTGTCGGTCACTGATCAACCGATCAGGACAGGCGGCGTTCCCTAGGTTGCTCGGGCCCGCCCTCCGAGTGCCTAGGGGGGTGAGTTTCCGGCAGTCGATTGAGCTACTAGCCGGCGGTCTTGCGTCACTAGATAACTCACCCGTCTTCAACACGGCGCATAGGTTTCCAGTGTACACACTGAGCGCCGCCCCCCAGAGACCTAAACAAAACCTGGATGGTCTGCCACACAAGGCGACCTCCCAGTACCTGACCAAGCACGCTTCGGAAGTAGAAATCGAGGCTTTATGTCTGGCTCGGGTGGATCCTCAGCCCCTTATGGTTGCCTCTAGCTTTTCAAAAGGCCTAACCGAGGGTATAACTGACCCACCCCCGATGGATGTGAAGTTCTCGCATTATTACCAAGCCAGGCGGGCTGGTCTGGCGTCTGATGCCCAAAGTGGTGTGATGCGTGAGGGTGCTCTTAACAAGTACCCCATCATACATCTCCTTGCCGATCGGTTAAACAACTCCCAACTGCGACAACTGTTGCTGATGGTTGGTGTCAGCCCTTCTGACAACCCACGGATTGACGCTTTCGGAGCGGATTCACACCCTGCTCTAATACATGGCACGCTGCCCTTTTCGGATGCTGCCGCTATCGCAAAAGCTACCGGTTACGACCTGATTTACGTCACATACCCCATCAATATGTGAGTGAACCTCGGTCCCTGCCGCGCCTCGCGAGTACTCCACTACTGTGGAGCTTATATTCTGTCC